GATCCATCGCTGTACTATAGGATTCAGCTCCGTGGACCACTCCTTGGATGTATCCGAAACAGATGCCAAAACTGAGGTTGTCGGTCTCGCCGCCTTTGCACTCACTCAAGAGCTTATTGCCGTCCATGGCTCCTGCCAGACTCGGAAGAGTAATCAGGAGTGCAATCAGACCTGCGCGGCTCACCCTCATCCCTATCATCTGAATACTAACTTCCCCAGTGTGGTTGCCGATTGTCCTAGATGACCATGAAGTCTTCGATGCACGCAATCCGATTTCTTGAGAGCCTTGAGATCCCTCAGGGGCCGAACGCCGGCCGGCCGGTGAGGCTGGCTCCGTTCCAGAAGCAATTCGTGCAGGGCGCCCTGGCCGATCGGGTCGATGTCGGAGTGCTGAGCATCGGCCGAGGCAACGCGAAGACGGCGCTCAGTGCTGGAGTCGCGCTCGGAGCAATCTTGGGCGTCTGGGACGTTCAGCCCGCGCGGGAGGTGGTGATCGCAGCTCGGACAAGGGACCAAGCCCGGATCGCATGGGACTTCGCGGCTCAATTCGCTCTGGGGCTCCCGATCGAGACCCAGAAGCGGCTAACTTTCCGGCGCTCACCGCGGCTCGAGATCGAGCTCGAGGACGACCGTGGCAGTCACTTCCTCCGGGCGATCTCGGCCGACGGAAAGAACGCACTCGGCGGGGCTCCGACGCTCTGCCTGATGGACGAGCGCGGGCACTGGCCCCTGGACCAAGGCGACGAGCTCGAGCACGCGCTCCTCTCCGGCCTGGGCAAGCGAGGCGGGCGGGCGCTCATCATCTCGACCAGTGCCAGCGACGACGCTCACCCGTTCTCGAAGTGGATCGACGACCCTCTGCCGGGCACATACGTGCAGGAGCATAGGCCGGCGCCTGGTCTGCCCGCTGATGATCTGGACTCGCTCCTGGTCGCCAACCCTGGAGCCCGTCATGGCATCGGCTCGAGCGAGGAATGGCTGGTCGCTCAGGCGCGGAGGGCGATCCAGCGTGGCGGCTCAACGCTGTCGAGCTTCCGGCTCTACAACCGCAACGAGCGAGTCTCCGGCGAAGCACGCGACGTGCTCCTGACTGTCGACCAGTGGCTCACTTGTGAGGTGTCCGAGCTCCCGCCGCGCGAAGGCTCCGTTGTGGTCGGGATCGACCTGGGCGGCTCTGCATCCATGTCGGCCGCGGCGTTCTACTGGCCGGCTACCGGACGCCTCGAGGCGGTCGGGACCTTCCCTTCGCGACCCGGTCTCGCAGATCGTGGCGCGGCTGACGGTGTCTCCGGGCGCTATGTCGAGATGTCCGAACGGGGTGAGCTCTCGACGCTGGGCGATAAGACGGTTCCGGTGGCTGAATGGCTCGCGTGTGTCGCGCGCCACGTCGAAGGCGAGACGATCAGCGCGATCGTCGCGGACCGCTTCAAGCAGGCTGAGCTCTCTGAGGGTCTGGTCAAGGCCGGCCTCGTCGCGCCGGTCAATTGGCGCGGCATGGGCTTTCGCGACGGGGGCGAAGACTGTGAGAGGCTCCGGCGCGCAGCCTTCGATGGCAGGGTTCGGTCGCTTCCCAGTCTCCTCCTGAGATCGGCCTTCGCCGATGCGGTCACCATCAAGGATCCTGCCGGCAACCTGAAATTGGCCAAGGCGCGCTCGCTCGGCCGGATCGACGCGGCCTCGGCGACCGTCCTGGCGGTGGCCGAAGGCGCGCGCCAGTCGGCTCGCCCCGTGAAGGTGGGGAGGGCGCCGATATGGGTGTGAGGCCGCCTCGCCAAACATGGTGCTACACTGATCCGCGATGGCCTGCGCTGCGCTTGGCCGCGAGGCGGCGAGACGGCTGGAAGTGTGTCCAGTGCGGCTCCCGGCGGCGCCTCGAGGTCGACCATGTGATTGCCATTCGGGAGGCGCCCGATCGCGCCTTCGATCTCTCAAATCTGCAAGTTCTCTGTTGCAATTGCCATTCGAAGAAGACCCGGACGGAGCTCGGGTTTCCTGAGCTCTCACCTGCGCGCCAAGCGTGGCGCGACCTTCTGAGGAACCCCTTATGCTCGAATCCGTGAAGATCACGCGTCGCCAGTCGGAGATCCGACAGGCGCTCGCCGAACTGGTCGGCAAGGAAAGCCCGACCGAAGAGGAAACCCGCCGCATGTCCGACCTAGACGCGGAATACCGGACGAACGAGACCCGGTTCCGTGCGGCGCTTGTGGCCGAAGACATCGAACGGCGCGACGCTGGCGCGGAGCTCGAGACGCGCTCGGAAAAGGAATGGTCCGACCTGATCTCCGGCTTCGAAATGCGGCAGGTCGCGCTTGCCCTGGACGAGGGCCGCACGCTCTCGGGCCGCACGCTCGAGGTGGTCGAGGAGCTCCGCTCGCAGGGCGGCTACCGTGGCGTTCCTGTGCCTTGGGCCGCGCTCGAGGTCCGGGCCGGCGAGACCGTCGCGGGCGGCGTGCCGAACCCGATCAGCACGCGGGCGATCATCGACCGACTGTTCCCCGAGTCCGTTGCCGCTCGCATGGGTGCCCAGTTGATCTCGATCGACGCGGGCGCAGCGGAGTGGCCGGTGGTCACCTCGAGCGTGAGCGCGGGGTGGGCGGCCTCCGAGACCGGCGCCGTTGCCGGTCCGACGGTCTATGCCACGACCGACCGGCCGCTTGCGCCGGATCACACGCTCGGGATCCAGATGAAGATCACGCGGAAGGCGCTGAAACAGACCGGCGCCGCGCTCGAGCAGGCGGTGCGGCGCGACATGAATGGCGCGATCGCTCAGGCGATGGACGCGGCCGTCTTCCTGGGCAGCGGCTCCGGCGGTCAGCCTGACGGCATCATCCCCGGCGCGGCCGGCTTCGGCATCACATCGACCGGGATCGGCGCGGTGGCCACCTGGGGTGCCTTCCGGGCCGCGGTGACGCGCTTCATGGTCGCCTCGGCCGCGGGCTCGCCTGGTGCAGTGCGGGCGCTGATCCGGCCGGAGCTCTGGTCCTACATGGACGGAGTCGTCTGGGACGCGGGCTCGGGCATGACCGAATGGGATCGCCTGGTGTCGAACATCCCGGCGGGCAACATCGCCATGAGCCCGAACGCCCTGGCGGCGCCGACCGGCTCGCCGCTGGCCTGCAGTGCGGTCCTGACGACGGCCGCGGGAGGCGTGGCGCCGATCTTTGTCGGTGTCTGGGGCGCGATCGACCTGATCCGCGATCCCTACAGCGACGCGGCTTCGGGCGGGCTCCGGCTGACGGCGCTGGCGACGATGGACCTGACCGTCGCGCGGCCGGCCCAGATCGAGATCCTCACTGGGCTGCGGCTCGCCTGATGATGTTGCACGCCGCGACGCAGGGAGAGCTCGAGGTGCGCAAGCGCGCCTCGGGCGCTCTCGCCTTGGCGGGCAGGTTCCCCTACCGCCGCGCCGCTATCCTGTCGGATGGCGGCCGGTCGGGGGGCAGGCCTCGCAAGGAGATCATCGGGGCGCGGGCCTTCGCCTACCGCGTCGATCGGCCGGAGGAGGACATTCACCTCCTGGTCGGTCACTCCTACGACCGGCCGCTGGCCAGCAAGCGCACGGGCACGCTGAGGCTGCAGGACAGCGACGAGGCGCTCACTTTCGAGGCGACGATCGCTGAGGAGGTCGCCGCGACCACCTGGGCACGGGATGCGCTCGCCGCGGTCGGCGCGGGGCTCATGGTCGGGCTATCGCCGGGCTTCCGGCTCCCGCCTCCGCGCGCGGTCCCGAAGGCCGAGTTGATCGCGGAGGAGCCTGACGACGGCGCCACGTCGCCGATCGACGGCAAGCCCCAGCGGGGCGCGATCATTCGCACGGTGGTCTCGGCGCTCCTCTACGAGCTGTCGATCGTGACGGTGCCGGCCTACGACGAGGCGCAGGTCGAGGCGCGCTCCTGGGAGCTCTCGCAGCCCAAGGCGCGGCTGTTGCCTGCCGCGGCAAGGTGGAGGGCGTGACCGTGGAGATCCTCGAGCTCACCGAAGCCCAGCCCGAGACCTATCCGGAGACGCCGATGCAGGTTCTCAGCCTGGCGAATTCGATGGACCTGCGCGCGGTCTGGGCGCGCCTGGAGGCCTACTGCGCGCACCGATGGACTCCGCGCGAGGTGGTCTGGATCGTGGAGGGGCCGGGCTGCTTCGAGCCCACGCTCGCCCCGGCGGAGGTGACCGCGGTCGAGGTCTGGTCCGGCGACGCCTGGTCGGCCGTCACGCTCGCCCCGTCGCCCCGTGGTGGCCATGTCCTGCCGGGCGTGGGGCCCTACCGCTTCACTACCACGGTCGGCGCCGACAACCTGCCTCCGCCCGAGGTCGAGGCCGCGTTCGTTCGCCTGGCCGAGTATCTGAGCGTGAACCTCGCGACGTCGACGCCGGTCCCGGTGCTCGAGCAGTCCGTGGGCGATGTTCGCCAATCGTGGCCTGAGTGGCGACCTGGCAAGGCGCTGCAGCTCAGCGGCGCGGCCGACCTTCTCAGACCATATCGGAGGGCCTGACATGGGCATCCTTTCCTTTCTCCGGCGCAAGGCGCCTGAGGTCGAAACCCGCTCCAGCGGCTCCGGCTTCACGGCCGAGATCCTTTCGGCGCGCGAGTCCTACATCAGCGGCAGCCGCGGCATCGCTGAGCTCACCGGCACGGCGCAGGCCTGCGTCAGCCTCTGGGAGGGCGCTCTGAGCCTTGCCGACGTCCGCGGCGCCCCGATGCTCGAGAGGCACGTCATGGCCGGCCTGGCGCGGTCCCTGGCGCTTCGGGGGGAATTCGTGGGCCTCATCACTGACCGCGGCCTGGTCGCGGCCTCCGACTGGGAATTGCGAACGAGGGACGCGCGGCCCACGGCCTACCGCCTGTCGATCCCGGAAGCGGGCGGCGGGCGCAACGTGACCGTCCTGGCGGCCGAGGTGCTGCATGTCCGCATCGGCGCCGACCCGGTGGCGCCCTGGCTGGGCACTGCACCGCTGCGCCGGGCCTCTCTCTCGGCCGGCCTCCTGCACGCGGTCGAAAGCGCGCTGGCCGAGGTCTATGAGCTTGCCCCGCTGGGGTCGCAGGTCATTCCGTTTCCTGAGACGGCGGGGGCCGACATGGCGACGCTGGGCAGGGAATTCCGGGGCAGGCGCGGGCGGGTTCTTCTGCGGGAGTCGGTGAACGTTGGCGCGGCAGGTGGCCCGGCTCCTGCGACCGACTGGAAGCCTCAGGACACGACGCCGGACCTGGCGCGCGCGCTCCCGATCGAGGCGCTGCACGCGGCCCGGGAGAGCGTCGCCCTGGCCTTCGGAGTCCTGCCGGCGCTCCTGCATCGGTCGACGACGGGGCCGCTGGTCCGTGAGGCGCAGAGGCACCTGGCGACCTGGACGCTGCAGCCGATCGTGGAGCTGGTCGCGGCCGAGGCGACGGAGAAGCTGGGGACCGAGGTCGAGATCGACGTGCACCGGCCGCTGCAGTCCTTCGACGCGGGCGGTTCTGCGCGGGCGCTGTCGGCGATCATCGGCGCGATGGCACAGGCGAAGGAGGCGGGCCTCAGCGACGCTCAGGTCGCGGCCGCCTTCGGTGCGCTCGACTGGTCTGAAGCGCAGCCGAAGGGCTGACGAGACACGGCAGATCGCGCCGGGCGGCTATTCTCCTTTGGCCGCGAAGCGATCCCGTCAGTCGGTGAGTGGGCAAACCCCGAAACGGCGCGGAGGCCTCACGCCCCTCGCGGCGCCGAATGAAACAGGAGCGAGACCCATGATCCGCGAGGAACTGATCGAAGACCTGGCCGAGAAGATCGAGCAGCTGGGGCGG